TCGCATTGAGAATTATTCTTTCACTAGCAAACTCGGTTAAACCAAGTTCCGCATATCCAACTGACGGGAATTCTGAGCCAGTCGAGCCTTCGCACAACTCGATTTGCCCTTGCCGGATGAGCGCGAGTTGGTTTGTCACCCACTCTAGATATGCTCGCTTCATCTCATCTGACAATTTCGCCGCACCGCATGGGCAGTTGTGCATGACGGCGGCCTCGATGTAAGCCAGTTTCGCCAGGTATATACTCGCCCATGCCGCCAGTGTGCAATCACATCCGCCCGAAGCCGCCCGCGCTGCGTTGATGTCCGATGCGACAATGCCGAGGTACATTTCAATCGTCGCCCGCTGGCTGGCATCTATCAGCACGATTTGGTATCGGTCGCCATTGTCCCAGTCGTTCTCTGTCCCGCCTGCCAGCGTCGCAGTCAGCGTGTGCTCGGCTACAGCAATCACGGGGCCGCTGCTGCCATCGGTCAAGTTGTAAAGAATCATGCCGACGTTCGCCTTGACTCCATTTCGCACAAAGTCCATCTGCGAGTCGGTCAGGAATGCATCGTTATTTACTCCGCTGTTGTCAGCGCCGGCCAGAATGTCGCCAATACAAAACATGGCCGCAAAACCATCTGCGGTGCCGTAAATGTCAAGGCAAGCCATTGGCTATTCCTTTGTGGGCTGGCTTGGACAAGATTCCTGTTCGGCTTCTGGTTCGGCTTTATTCTCGGCTTTTTGTTTCTTCAGGAACTCCTCGCGTGCGCGCTTGTACCGTTCCTCTCGCTCTTCAAGTGTTTCCATAGATTGCTTCTCCTTATGGAATGGCTACGGTTTCTTGGTCAGTGCAGTGATTGCGAATCCACATATCGCCTGCGCCATCGCAGGTCGTTCCATATTGCAAGTTGGTGCAGGCCAACCAATTGTCCGCGATGATATTGCCCGTCCCGCCCGTGGTGACGATAAAGTTATTCGCCCCTGCCGGATCGCCAAAGATGCGATTGCCATAGATGGAGCAAAGACTTGCATTGACAATTGAGATAGCGCACGTTGCTACATTATGGAACCAGTTGTCGTGGATCGTGTTAAACAGAAGCGTGGGAGTGCCATCGGAATACACGCCGTAAGCATCGCATCGCATGAAGAAGTTGCCCCAGATGTCGCCATGATAGACATGCTCCAAGTGAATGGCCGTGTCTATCTCCTCGTCAAATGTGCAGTGTCGCACAGTCAGGTTGTCGCCATATGCCACTCCGCCCCCAGACCACACAGAATAGATCGCTGTGCCGCCTACCGTTGCATGACCTCGGAACAAGAAGCCCTCAATGGTCACATCTATCGCATTGACGGTAAGTATCGTCCCGCCGCTGGTTGGGTTATGCCACGGCACGCCCAGACTGGACGATGGACTGACGCCCACGATCCGCACGCCTGGCGTGTTCACCGTGACGGCCTCGCGGATGGGCGTGTTGTAGGCGCTCGCGGGGTTAGCGTACTGCCACCCACTATTCATCATCACAGCTACCGTGTCGCCGCGATAAGGTCGGCATCGGCTGATGGCGGCTTGGACAGTTTGAAGTGGCCCGTCCGGGTCCGTCCCATCGCGTTGGTCGGATACGCCAGGGAAGTTTGGATCCACATAGAAGATGATCCCATCTGTGCTTTGCCGCAATCCCTCGCGGCTGTCCGTGCCCGGAACGCCGCCAACTTGCCCTGGATACCACGGGCGAAGCCGTGTCAAAGGCGTCGGCCAATTGACATTTGAACTTGGCATAGTCGCTCCTTGTTTCTCAATGCCTGCCAGAGTCGCCCCTGGCAGGCACAGTTATTCTTTACGCTGCAAACACATCACCATCGGTGCTGAGTGGGGTCCAGAAGCAACACCAAGTCAATGTGCCATCCGTGATGTTAGCCGATGCGACTGTACCGATGATGTCCGCCCCGCCCGCGATGAACGCACCGCCAAGCGATGCCTGTGGTTCGATGGCGGCAGGTGATGTGTCAAACCAAATCTTGCCATTGTCAATCAAGGATGCCGTGGTTTGCGCGATGAGGGCCGCCGTCGCCCCAGAGATGCCCGTCTCAAGCGTCGCGCCGTCGCTGACTGCCAGGTCTTCAGTGCAGTAAGCAACAACGAGCACATAGACAGAACCCACTACCGTGAATAATGGGATAGGCGAACCGGACAATCCCTTGCCAGCCCCGCCATCGAAGGCGATAGTCTTTCGCACTAGTTTCTCATTTGAACCGATCATGTCATCCTCCTCACACGGGCGGCCTAATGGTGATGCCATCTGGCCCGACTTCCGGTTCGGCCCAGTCATCCGTGAAGTTGCCCGCCCACATATCGGAATTGGCAGCGTGCGCCCAATATCCGCCTGCATTGGAGTAGTCGCCATAGAAGACATTTTGCGTCACGATGTTCTGGCCGCGCGAGCCGCCACGCAAATCAAGTTGAAGGGTAGATGGGATTAGAACACCCCGGTGGAAGACGTTGCCGATGAAGGTGCTCATGTTGAACGAGCGATCAGGCGTGGTCGGACCGATGTGGTTCTCGTTTTCCCAGAAGACGTTATAATTGACGTGGCATTCGTATGGGTTGACTAGTGCTGCATCGCTCACCACGATGGCGTAGGCTGTACCGTTGGCGCGCCGATACTCCATAAACTCGCAGTGTTCGATTGTCACCCGATGTGGAGCGCCGACGAAATTGATGCCATATAGCCCATTCCATTGACCCCAGAAAAAACAATTGCGGATCGTAGTCCCCAGGGCGTTGTATCCACCAGCAGTCAACTCTAAACCAATTGCCGTCCCAGCCGTTCCGGTGCGGAACTCGAATCCCTCAATCGTCCAGTATTCGCGCCGAACAGTCAGGGCCGTCCCTGCGGCTGTTGCCGCCGTCCAGGTTGGACTGTGAACATTCGCGCCCATCCCCAAGATCGTGCATCCGAGCGGCGCAGTCGGCGGGATGATGACCGATTCAGCAATGGTGGCCGCACCATCTACGATGATGACCGAGCCAACCAGCGAAATTGACATTGAGGCTTGAAAGGCGATCAATTGGTTGACCGCCACCTGAATCGAATTAAGCGGATTCTCTGGGTCGGTGCCATCCGCGAATGCAGTCGCGTTTGGATGATTCTCGTTCACATAGAGTACAATGGGCGCGGATTCCCAGCGTAGACCACGCTGCACATCAGAGCCAGGCACACCCATTTGACCGGGGTACCACGGAGCCGCCCTCACTTGTGGTAATTGTGTCATGTTACCTCCTTGCTACAGGAGATGGCGGGCGATCTTTCAACCCGCCAAGTCCAGTTGTTTACACGATACCGGACACGGGAGCTTCGCTCGGCACCCACATCTTTGGGGCATAGTCGGGCACTTTCGGCTTGGTCTTCAATTCGTTCACTTTCTGCTGCAATATCGCCTGCAAGTATTCAGGCCGAGCCGCAGGCCCGTATTGCGTGATGTCAACCAGCGCCCATCCCTCGCATTGATACGGATCTTTGTCCTGTGCTTTCCTCAACCCCAAAAATTGAGCGTGCTCCTCGCTCCCGAATTCGATATGGTCGCGTTTTTTCTCTTGCTTATCCATTTTGATTTTCTCCCCTCATTTTTGTTTCGATTTAGGGCGCGGTGCCGCTGCTGTAGTATGCCCCACGAAAATCGAACAGGTTCCCTTCCGTGCCGTCCACGTAAGTCCCAAATTCATCCCAAACCTTGATGACCACGTTGCTGGTTGCAAAGTCACCCAGCACAGGCGGAACCGCCCCGCCAGGGCCGAGGATACTGGTAATGCTCTCGATATCGCTCTTCTTGCGGAGCAACAGCGGCGCAGGCATACCCTGCCGTCGCGCCAGTACGAACGGGACGACATTGCTATCCTGCCAACTCGTCAGCGCATACCACGGCAGGTTGGGCGCAGTGCCGGCGGCATATGGATCTTCAATGGGCGTCCAGCCGGAGCGCACCACGTTCGCCGCGTTGGTTGCCAGTTCGGGAACCAACGTGCTTTCGCGGATAGTGTCAACCGTGTCGGCCAAACCAGAGTGGTAGATGATGTACCGCAGAGGAACCGTTATAGGCTCATTGCAAGCATCCACGCGCTGGTTGAACGCCATGCGGGCCGCGCTGATGCGGGCCGAGGTCAAGCGTCCAGTCGTCGAATAAAGCGCGAGCAAGCCGACCAGCCGCGCCACAGTCGTGGCGTTCCAGAGCATCCGACTGACGAACTTCTCAAGCGTGCGCCGAGCAGCGCGCCCCATCTCGGCAGCCATGTCGGAGAAATAGCCCAGGTCATCATTGACCAGCGCCTCCATACTAAAGTCGAATTGCTTCTCCCATTTGTAGACGCGGTATTGGCGCTTATAGGCATCGTCCTTGTGGCCGGGCCGCGCCTCGCCCTTTTCGCCCACATACTCCAGATCGTCCACGCCGCAGCGCGATTGGTAGCGCGTCACGGGCAGGTAGTTCGGCAGCGTATCCGGTTTGACGAACGGCTCGAAGTTGAATGTCTTGGCTGTGTAAGTCGGGAACATTTGCCGTTGCACGAACTCCATCACGGCATAGGTGAAGTCAGCCGAGGTCATCACTTCTTGCAGTTTCGTTTCTGGCGCGTCGAAGCCGCCGAATTCGTTGAGGTCAACGCCAGAGAGAGCGCCATCCAGCCAGCGGTACATCTGGGTCGCTTCCGCCAGCCGCGTTTCTGGCGCGCTCTTTTTCTTCAATTGCTCCTGGCGGTATTCATTCAATAAACTGAGGATTCGTCTCATTTCAAGCCTCCTTGTTTGGCAAGTTTGCTTGCCGCTCCTAAATCTGAATCGCCACGGCGTCGCCGAAGTCATTCACGAGCATGATGCAGTATTCATTCTCGTGAAGTTCATTGGTGAGCACTTTTGGCCACACAGCGGCTGCATTCGCGCCGCCGACTCCGCTGTCGTAGAATTCGTCCTGGCAGTAGTACAGATAGCCAGCCAGCGGGTTTGCCGCGCCAAGGTTGTTGTTGGGCGAACGCGATAGCGTCACGCCCGAAGATAGGGCCGTGCTATCGTCAACATAGACCGGTTCGCCGATTGCCATAGACTGATCGTAGACAGTCGGGCCATAGCTCACGATATTGGCGACGTAGTTGCGGACGACGAACTTGTCGGCCAGATTCAGCGTCACCAAGTTGGCGTTGGTGTAGGTCATCACGACGCCAGTCAAATGGCGAGGCCGATTGGTCTTGTCCGCGCCGATGGCAAGAACTGGATGCAGGCCGTCGGCTAGAATATCCTTGTCGCCAGCGCCATCCGATTCAGAGTTCAAGCCGTGCGGCCACAAATCAGCCGCCGCAAATTGGCGCGCGATAATCGGGCCGCTGGATTGCTCCCAATCACTCCCACTTTTGAAGTCGTCAGGCATGGTTTACCTCCTATTTGCCTCACACACCGCGAGGCGGATAATGCGCGTTTCCATAATCGTTCACGAGCAGGATGCAATAGACCTCATCCTGATGCAGCTCGTTAGTAAGCGTCTTGGGCCACGACGCGACTGAATTCGGCCCGCCCACGCCGCTGTCCACGTATTCGTCTTGGCAATACATCAGATAGCCAGCGAGCGGGTTGGCCTGGTTGCCCTCGTTGAGCGGCGAGCGTGAGAGCGTGACGCCAGCGGCCAAGTCGGTGCTGTCATCCACATAGACCGGTTCACCGATGGACATTGATTGGTCAAATGTGGATGGATTTCCGCCCGCGTAGGTCAGCACGTTCGCCACATAGTTTTTGACGATGACCTTTTCGGCAACATTCAACTGCGCCAGATTTGCCGCTGAATTGAATGACACCACGACACCAGTGATGTTGGCGGGCCGATTCGCCTCTGGGCCGACTGCGACGACAGGATGCAGGCCGTCCGCGAGTTCGTCCTTGCCCGCCGCAGCGCCCACGGGCCACAGGTCGCTCAAGGCAAACTGACGCGTGATGATGGGGCCGCTTGACCCCTGCCAATTCGGATTTTTGTAAAAGTCGTTAGGCATACTTAGCCTCCTTTCGTGACGCAAATAAAAAACGCCGCTTCTCTGCGGCGTTCTTGCAACTGCCACAGAAAAGCGGCGTTCTGAAATCAGACTGCCTTATGCGATTGTAAAACTATATCTTAAGTTTTCTCTTGAATCCCGCTCAGTATCTTGGACAGAATCTTTCTCTTGCCCTTTCCAAATAATCTGATATTGTCAAATGGCGGGGTTCCCTGCGCAATCATATGTAATTGTTCTACAGATCCATCAAAGCCGACCTTATTATGAAACACAAATAAGGTAAATAATGGTGCATACAGTCCATTTGAATAAAATGGCTTTAGAATTTTACAGGCTGGCGTATTGCTCCATTGCTCTCGCAAATCTCTGTAATATTTGTCGCTTTGAGCAGACTTAAGAATGACATCCAGCCCATAATCCTCTATATGTTCCCATTCATCAAGACTTATTTCGATTATGACAGTGCCATCCACTGTCTCGGCAAGTTTTTTCATTGCACTCCTTTCGGGTTGCTAATTTGTTTTAAAGTATTCTATTCTCTTTTGCCAGTTTTCTCAACTCAGCAGTACGCGGCTCAATTTCCAGCTCGCGTTCAAGCGCATCGAGCATCATCAAAAGCGCCTGCCGGAAAGCCATCCAGAATTCGCGGCTCATCTCAAGCCATACCTCTTGTCAATTTCATCCAGGTGCTTCTGGTGTTCCTCGTCCGTCATGCGCGACTCGACCAGTTGCGATGCGCCCTGCGCGAACGGTTCGCCGCTGCCCGTGATAGCCTTGAAGTACGTGACCTCGGCATCGAGCGCGGCATTAAGTTCCTCAAGAGTATGATACTTGGCAGATGCAACCCGATTCTTGATGGCGGTATGCAGCATAGGCCGCTTGCCCAATTCGTCTTTGACATCCGACTCGCTCAGAAAAACTTCGGTCACTGATTCTGGCATAGGCGTCGGCTCCGGTGCTGGCTCTGGCTCTGGCGGCTTGGGCGGTTCAGGCGGTACGGCAGACTCAACGGGCGCAGCAATTACTTGGACTGGCTCGGCGGGTTCTGCTGGCGCCGGATTGTTCACCGACTCTCCAACTGATTCTGCCAATGCAATCGCCGCGCCGCCCGCGCCGGCCTTCGTTACCCAATCTACCGATTGCTTATCCGTGATGGCCTCAACGATGTTGCCCTCCGCGCCGTCAGGCGCCTTGCCTTTTCTGGCTTTGCCGGTCGCCAAGATTGAGCATTCAAGCGTCGAGAGTTGATTCAACGCGGCTCGATTGCGGGTCTTCTCCGCGAACTCCGGGTCGAACACGGCCACCCGCGCGATGGGCGCGCCGTCCGCCTCGAATCCGACAATCTGCTCAATCACCGAAACTTCGGTACGTTCCGATTTCTCGCCGGGGCGGTGGTCGGTGACATACATCTTTGCGCCCTCGAACACATGCGCATCACGCTTCAGGACTTCGGCGGGGTAGAAGTGGTTGTCTTTCTTGTTGCCCCAGCCGGGCCGAATGAGCCGCACATTAATCTTGAGTGGGGCGCGGTTGTCAGGCGTGGGCGACTGGTTGTCCTCGACAATCTCGATGACCGAACCCGAATCGCTTTCGGAAAGCGTCACGATGTTCCCGTCCGCCTCGGCAATCTCTGTGATGAGTGCGCCTACTTCGGCTTCTGGCGCTTGCTCGCCGCTGGGCACGCCTGCCATTGTCGCTTCAATCAGCGACACATATTCCGCCGCCAGAGATTTGAGCGCAGCAACCTTGTCGTCAATGTCGGTCGAGGCCATGACGTTGTTGGCGAGCATCTGGAATTGGTAAGTCAATTCATACACTTCGTCCGCTGCTTCGCGTGCCTGCTTGCGGGCCAGCAGGTCGGCGAATGTGGTAGGGCCGACTGCGATGATTGCCATTTCGGTCGAGCCATTGTCCTCTTCCATCTCAGCGTGTTTGAAGTATTGAATCTGTCCCTCGCGCTTCTTGGCGGCTTTACGTGCGGTTTCCTCGTCTTTGTATTTCTTGCCATCGCCGAACGGGAAATGGCCTAATATCTTTTCGCCATCGCTATCATATAAAAGGATTTCATCGCCTTTCTTGCGGATGACTTCTGACATGCTTTCGGCAGATTCTTCCTTCGCTGGCTCAAATAGTAATACCTTGTATTTATGATCTCGCAACCACTTCTTGGCCTCTGCCACTGTAAACTTGGTTTTATCAAACCGGATCGCCTGTATCTCTGTCCTGCCCCCGCGCGGCCCTTCCGTCTTCAGCACTCCAACCACGGCATGGATACCGGGACCGAATTTGTCATTTTGCCGTCGAACGCGGATGTATTTTTTAGGGTCTTCCAAGCGGGCCGCGTGCTCATTCGGATACGGTTCAGACATCAAGATTCCGTATTCACGGTAACTCTCAATCAGTTCTTCAACTGACACTTGCTCGCCATCCACATCAATGGTCATGTTTGAAGGCATAGTCCTATCCTCCGTTGTTCCTTCATGTTTCAAACTTGCGCGTTCAATCCAAGTATGATCGCGCACGGTGTAAAGCTGCTTGAACCGCGCGATCCCCATCGGCATCGCGCCGTCGGGCGATTCCGCCGACACTTCGCCCGCCCATTCCGCGATGAGGTTCGCCTGTTCAAGCGTCACGCGCGGCTTGATGTTGAGTATGCTTTTGTGAACGTCGCCCATTCGCTTGTAAGACATTCTAATCAATTCCGCTCGTCTCGGACATGCTCTGATACTGTAGCATAGTAATTTTTGCCCATCGCAATATCTGCATTGATTTGGTCATTCAAAATGTGAATCCCGATACTTGTGTGGATCGGATCGTCGCCCATAAAATAGATACCGCCACCCAATTCAATGGCCGCGCCCTTGACAATTTTGATTCCAGTCCGCCCATTTCCACACTGAATATTAAAGTATCCACCCTTGATGGCTATGGCTGGCACGAAGTGATTCTCATCTCCAATCTGCACACCAATGTCACAGGCTTCGACATAAGGGCAGGTCAGCACCATGCCCGCCGAAAAATCAAGAAGCCCTACATTGCATCCTGAGAAATCGCAGGCATCAAAATGTAAGTTGTATGATGCGTCCGCCAAGACTCCAATTGTCCCGCCGGCAAACCGACAATGCCGAAATTCAGAATTGTGCATTGCCACAAGGGAACTGGTCGAGTAATTCGCTTTCGGATCAGCAAAGATGCAATTATCGGCCTGGAGCCACCAAGAATCTTGCGCCACCAAGCAGGATTTGCCTGTATCTGTTGAGCGAACATTTTCCAATATGGTTCTCGGCGCATTATTCAACACTAATCCATTGCCGTTGCTTGAAACCAAATGCAGGCCACGAATTTCAACGCCCTCACAGTCATGAATTGTTAATGTATCGCCTTCATCATCTAGTCTAATAGTCGGGCAACCATCTCCGCGCAAACGCACAAAGTTGCGCGCAATATTCAACCCAGTGTTTATTTGATAAGTGCCTTGCCGAAACCATGCCGCTGTGCCAGTTTCAGCAGAATAATCTATTGCCTGCTGCATGGTCAGTCCTGCCTCAATAAAATCTGCTACATTTACCAATCGCGCAGAGATTTCATTGTGTTCCGCAACGTGTCCAGTTCTGCCAACTACCCAGTCCCTATGCAGCATCGCCCATCTCGTCGCCCATCAAATCTGCGGGGCTGCCCCCGCCATTTAAGGGCCGCTGCGAACAAGCGCAGTAAGATAAGTTGAATTTTGTGCGGCATTGCCAGAAGCAAAATATGCATAACTCAGCGTCAGCATATTTGCAACTAGACTTGTTCTAACACTACTAGTCCAAAAGAAGTTGGCTGTGGACCAGCCAGGAAAGACAGCAGCATCAGGCGCATTGGACGGGGCTTCATTCCTCATTATTGAAATCAGGGTTACATAGTTAGGAACTCGCCAATCTGAATAGCCCGCCAACGTTGCCGCCGTCGCCGCCGCTGCATATCCAAAAATCGAGCGACACACCAACGAGATAGAACGCGCTCCTGCCGCCGCCTCAGCTATCAGCGTGTTATTGCATGTCCATAAAGTAATATCTAGATCGGCCCCATTTACCGTTATACTTGTGGCTCTATATCCCTGAAGATTATTGACAGCATTGGCGAAACCCGCACAATCTAGTACATCTCCCGCATGATAACGCTGCAACTCTGCCGCGCCGCCAACAACCCGCAGCGTGCTGGGCGGGATCATCTGCAAATCCGCCGCCGCTGGATGGAGGGTAAATGTCGTTGCGGCATCATACCAATTTAGTAGACCATTCGAGGTCGGGCCGACCCGTTCTGCGCTTGATGAATAGCGCGACCACATTATTCCCGTGCGGTTGTCTAGCACACAATTATTGCTATGTGCCGCCCGTTTGCAAATAGAGACATATGGGCCAGCGCCCTCGTTGACGATGGTGTTCTGAACTGTTGTGAAAGAACCAGCTACGCCACCCGCCAGTACATCGAAAACACCATCGTTCAATGCACTGCCACGGATGACAACCTTGTCCGTGTTCAGAAACGTGACGAGACCCGCGCCAGCATCATTGACTGTATTCGGTGCAACGAAACTGATGCCATTGTTGGCATAGTGTGGCACGTCTATATTGGATGTGCCTGCATATTGGCCTGCATTCAGCACCGTGTAGCTTTTTGATATGCCAGGCTCATAGTCGCCATCGTCGCCCACGTGGTAGCACGTGGTTTGCCCAGTCTTGAGCAGGAGGCCGCGCACGTACTCGACGAGGTTCGTCAGCCCGATGCGCTTGTTCGTTAGCCTCAAATCCATTTGGGTCGGCATAGCTACACCATCACCGCCACGATTCCGCATGTGCCAGGAGTGGCAACGGCCCCGATTTCGGCGCAGGCGATGCGGATTCGCTCGACTGTTCCAAGTATCTCGATTGGGCCATAGACGAATGTTTCAATGGCTGCTCCCGCCGTCGCTTGGTACGTTATGGCCTCCCGCTGAATCGCGCTCGCTACGTCCGCGCCGGCAGCCAAGACGCCCGCCTGATAAAGCGCAGTTCTGTACCAGTTCTCAAATACGAGTTGATCGGCGGAGAATGGAGAGATGTCAATGCGAAAGCCGAACGAGCCGCCTGCCCCACCTCGGATATACTGAAAGTACAAGGTTACATAGCTGAGGCTAGCCACGCTGAACGGGGTAGGCGCTGCATCGTATGCTCCGCCGCCAGGTAAGGCCGCGATGGCCCGCACCGTAATCGGATTGACTACTCCCCACACTTCGTTGAGTGGTTTTGGCATTCCCATGTTCACTCCCATGCGTTTTCGTTAAATAAAAAGAGCGGCCACCTGAACCTGATTCAGGGGCCGCTCTGATAGTGAGCCGATATTTAGTTGTATTAGTACAATAAAATTATGTGGGCGTCAATACTATTCTTCCGAGCCGCACATCAAGAAGTTCGCCTGGGCTGGCCTGAAACTTGTCTAAGACTTCAAGCCAGTCCTTGTGCCGCACAGGTTGGCACAAACCCAATCCATCAGACAAAAACAATTTGGCGATGCCATCAGTGTCAAGTCCCGCAACCAATCTTAATTCACAACCATTCTTGATAATTTTCACATGCCTACTTGCTCGCCGCGCATGAATTCATAAAGATAATGAAAATCTTTGATGTTCCATAGCCAGAAATAACCACAGCCCGGACAATACTTTGGGACAACACCCAAAAACAAGAACCATTTGCTACAGTGCGGGCATCTAATTGAATCATCCTGAGGTGTTCTCATTTTGCTTCCCACCTCGCCATTTTTCACATGCCTACTCGCTCGTTGCGCATGAACTCATAGGTGCGCAAGTTCCGCTGATAAAGGCAATACTCATTCAGTGCGGCGATAAAAGCATTGACGTTGGCGATTGCATTTCTAACCATTAGCGGGAACTCTTCGGACATCACTTTTATGGCTTGCCGCCAACATGTCATCGTCAACTCAAGCGGCGATAATTCATATCGCCAAGACCACTGAACATCGTGGTCAAGAATGTCAGCGCCGAACTCGTCATCGCTATTCACTTCTATCCCACCTTACCCACTTCGGCGCTTTAGTTCCGACAATCTTTGTGCCGGCGTCATTTCCTTCCAAGATAAGCATCCAGGTCCGACCTGTCTGAATCGCCTGCCGAACCGCCTCGATTATCGCGCACTCGGCGCGGGTAAGCGGCAGCAACTCAGCCTGAGTCAATTCTACACCCGAATATACCCTAATGTCAAGCGGCGCAGTCGTCGTGACATTTGGCGTCGTCATTGGTCAACTCATCTTGATTATGTAAAATTCCATCGCATAAACATGGGGATGCTCCCCATCCGAATCCGCAGGTTGGGCAATATACATTTTGTCCGCACTTATACGATAGCATAATGCGGGGTGACGGAATTTTGCTTAGACTAGTCCATGCAACTATGTGATTACACATTGGCGCAGTCGTTATGACGTTCGTCATCATTGACCTTGCATTCTTTAATAATGTAAATTCGCGGCACACAACGACACTTTGCCAAAGCGCGTGCTGTACTAGAAGATATAGTTACTAGTCCGTCATAATGAAGGATAAAAGGTTTTTCGCCATTTGGAATAAATCCGCCTTCCTGCCGTTTCTGTTGAATAGCACTAAGTCGCGGAACAAGTAGCAATCCAATCGCCGCCAATGCAGACTTGATGAAATTATGCCTTGTTATCATTTGTCCCGCCCGTTTCTTTACTATCTAACTGCTCCGCACAGTCATATCCGTCTTGGGTTATTTTCAATCCGATTGGCTTTCCGGTTTCGTCGCGTTCTGTGACTTCCAGCAATCCGAATTCTATTAAGGCTGCTAGGTCATCAAAATCCACTGGAATGATAGCCCCATTGCCAAGCGGGATACCAACCATCATTTCGCCTCTCCTCAATCTGGATCGTGCACTGGACAACCTGCCTCTGGCACAAATCCGTATGGATAAACCCAATCACAGTCATATCCGGCAGAACATTTGAAATACCTGTGTCTCCAATACCACAATGGCGCAAGTAATCGCGCCTTCGTCATGTTCAACCATAGTCCGATGTTCATGGCAACCTTGCATCAATCTCCGCGATTCGATAGCACAATGCGCCCGTCCCGTCCGCCAATCGTCCGCGCTTGAATGTCAGCATCACATCAGGATAGGTGCTCTGAAATGTCAAGTCTGCCGCCAAGTTCACTTCGCCCTGTTCCATCACTTTGCCATCTTTGTCCAGTATTCGCAGTGATTCGCGTCGGCGGCCCGTTTTCTTGCAGACCCAAATTACATGGTCGTGCGGCTGGCCGATGTAGAATGGCGACTTGTTCATTTTAGACTTGATGCTTCTGGAGCATTTGAAGGACGCAGTCTATTCCACAAAAATCACTGCCATATATTTTTGTGAAATCAATCCATTTCCCCGCCAATGAAACTTGCACCGTGATTTTTAGCCAACCATCCAAATCTTCATCTTCTTTCACTTGTCTCCCGCAACGATCACAGGTCAATAAGATTTTCTGTGTCATGTTCTCCCCTCTCATTCTCCGTTCCACAAATCCCCGCACGCCTCTGGCGCGACTTTGTTAGATTGGTAGACCCATTCATGTGGGCAATTTGGATGAAAATTGGTCGGATTTCTCACTGCCACATATGCAGGAACTTCACCGCGTCTTATCCATCCCTGACAGATTGGACATACCGCACTCTTCGGTTCTAAGTGCGCCCTCTTCAATAAACCCGTATTGTGCTCTTTGAAATGCCGCTGTGCTAACGAACTTGCCAATAACCGCGAGTGCTGCTTGATTTGTGAGTCTTTCGCCTCTTTGCGCTGAACCAGCCAATCCCGCAAATGCGCCGCATAGTAACTCTGATTCCCTCTCGGATTCGCCTGCCCGATTCGGATGATAGCTGCCGCCAAATCATAGTTGAATGTGTTGACGATGTTTGCTGCGTCCGTCCGCGCAAGTTGCCGCAATTGGTTCAGGATAGACGAGTTGGTCAGGTTGCCCCACTTAGCATAGCAGCCCACGCCATAGTTGAGCGTGGTCAGTTCACCGTTGAATGCCAGTCGCATCACATCGGTCAGTTCCGTTATCATGGGCTGCGCGTCCGCTGCATCCAGCCGACCATAACTCCACACGGTATATTGCACGGGCGTCATGCGCCCTGTCAGGCTATTCGGGTCGCGCGGCATTCTCGCTCTTTGCCTGCGCCAGATTGAATGTCGGCTCAGGAATCTCGGCAATGGCCTTGACCGCTTTGTCAATCCATGCCTGCGTCACTTTTCCAATTCTGCGCTGCGCTACTTTGTCAAGTCGCTTGCGGCGAACTGATTTAGATGGGATGGGCATGGCTTTCCTACTCAATTGACCCAAGTGAAACGCGACATATATGGTTGCAATGCCGCACGTTCATCCTTGAACAAGCCCGTGACAAATTCATCAAATGCCTTTCTGGATATTCGACTCGTTACAATGGCGTGGACAACTAGCGGCAATACATCGCTATCACTGCAAATTGATTGTGCCACCTCTATGGCAGGCCGAAATATCTTTGACTTATCACGCTCAAATTTCCATTCTCCAATCAGAACGTTATTATTATCATGCTCGCCATCTGAAACGAACAACTCAACCAATGGCGGCAATTGATTTGGATGCAATGCAATCTCTGTAAACTTGTCATCATGCTCGTCTCGCACAAATAATTGGATGGTGCGCGCATCCCACTGAATTGAGTTGATAGCATCGGTCAACTCGGATAGATTGAGATAGTTATCTGACATTTCAAAGAACTCGCTATTTCCCAATCTCTCAAAAGTAGAAATGTCACAAACCCTCAGAATGCTATTGAGTTCCGAGATATGCAATCCATCGTTGCAAATCAGCAGCGCATCAGTGTAACTGCTCATTTATTCCCCTCATTTCTATCAAGTTGGCTCTAGTGCTAGTGTGTTGACCGCCTCTGACCTATCATATGTCTGCCCACAACTCTCGCACACCACAACATCGCCATGCCCAGGATAAAACAGCGCCGTGTCATTTCCGCATAGCGGGCAGATAAGATTGACCTGCTGGGCCACATGACTCGCGCCGCTTTCCGCTGCCTGGATCGGCTGTGCTCCGAATGCCTGCGGCGACACTGCCACGATGTCCTCAATTCCAAGCGCGTCGAGCGCCAGCGCCCACACATCGCCCAAGATGGACGCAAGCGGCGCGCCCTCAACTTGGCTCTTTTCGATGGCCGCGATAGTCTGCATGATGAGTGGCGCGATGGCTGTCACGATGCCGCCGAGATCGGTTTGTACTAGTTTGTCGGTTGAGACCTCCGCCGTCTTGTCCTCAAATGTTTTGCCGTCGTATTTCTCCGCCATGCTCAGGACGATGATAACCAGCTTTCGCCACTGCGCCGCCCAGAATGTTTGATAGCGGCTGAACTGGCGAGACATCGGCTGCTCCATTGACTTGGCCGTCGCAAGTGCATTGGTATCGCCGACGCCGAGCCATTGTGGGTAAATTCCGACGCCCAAGCCGGCCATCCTCAGCAGTGCATCGCCGTCCTCTTTCGCGTCACTTGCACCAGTACCCATCGGCAGGCGGGTTAGATCTGCTGCTTCGTTTTGAATCCATGTCGAGCCAGCCGTCGGCGGTGGATTGGTATCGCATGAAGCATTTGGGTTAGTTTGGAATGCCGAGGCAAGCTGAGTGCGGAGTGCGCTCACGGCCCTTGAGCCACCCTTGACATTCAGTTTATGAACGAACATCGCAAAAGCGGCTGCTACAGTCGCCCTATCCTCGCGGAATTTCTTGTGGCTGCGAGACCACGGCGCGCCCGCCGTCATCAGCGGCCAGCCGCGCTTGCTGCCCTTGCGGTTGCGGGCAATGCGGAACATGATGACAACGGTGCCTGGCTTGGTCTCTTCTGCCTTCTTTGCGCCGATCGGCAATTTGGCCTTGTCGAGAACCTTGCCCGCGCTGAGGGTGCTCTCGTCTAAATTATCGCTCAACCATGCCTGCCAGTCGGCATAGTACAAAGTCTGCCCGACGCCCGCACTATCCGTCCATTCGCGCTTGTAGTATAGCGGCATACTCTCGTCATCGGGATTGTAGACGATTTCAGTGATCTGCTTCGTGCCAGGGTGCTCGGCATCGCCCAGCACGCGAATGGTCGCCTCGCCGTCCTGATCACTGCAATAGACAATCAGGAACAATTCGCCCTGAGAAAGCACCGTGTCAGACAGTTCGTGTATGGAGTCATCGCCCAGGACGGCAGCGTTGCGGTCAGCTTTCCAGAATTCATACCATACCTCTTTCGCCTTGTCGTCATTGGGCACGACCTTGACGCCGTTACCAAATCCGAAGTTTGTCCATAGGCCGTAACCGAACTCTGTGATGACATCGTAGCGGAACATTCGCAGCGATTCGTCTACGGCTCGGATGCGCTCGGCGTCCGAATAACCTATCGCACCCAGGCCGCCAATGATGTCGTACTGCATCTGTACGACCAAGTCACTCAGCATCCACGGGTCAATCTCTTTGAGTTGTGCAACAAGTTGTTCAGGCGGCATATGGTATGGGCCGACCTCATATGCCTCACGCAATAAAGCGAAGGATTGATTCATGCGGCGGATTTCGTCGCCCATGAGAAGTTGTGCGAATCGGCTACGTAATGACATTTGTTATCCTTGCTTACTTTTATTCAGTGTTTTTATATCGTTTGCAGTACCAAGCAGTAGTAGACAGACAATGACAAATGCAATGCCAAGCCCCAAAGCAAGACCAACGACAAACCCCCCCTCTTTTCCATTGTTACCAATCCGGCCCGATTTTCACGGGCGAATAAATAATCTCAGACTGCTCGACCTCGCCAGCCAGCAACCATAGTATAGCATAACGCAGAGCATCAAGACTATGGTCATTCTCTTTGACTGGCTCATCCTTGCCCGACTTCCAAATGTAACTCTCAAATTCGTTGACGACATTGACACAGGTCGGCTCAACCGTCAGGCGCGGTCGGCCATCGCCGCACACCTTTAGCGAGTTCTGCACCAGAGCGATCCCATCCTGCACCCTGCCCCGAATCGCCTCGGCGGGCAGCCCATTGTCACGCAAATCGGCAATCAGGCCCGCCGCGCTCGCATCAACCGCAACAATATGCGGCTGCCCATGCCGCCGCGCCATGTCTAGCGCGGCCTGAACCACTTCAGATTGCAACTTGCCGCGCTCATAGAACTCTTCCGCGATGTGAACGCGCAAATCGCCGTCAATGCCAATGGCTAGGACAACTGCCGGATTCGTGTATCCTTCGTCAACGCCGAACATCCAGGCGCGGAACTCTCGCGGGTCTCGATGCTGGACATGGATTTCGGCGTTGAACCCGTCATATACCAAGCCTTCAGCCGAATACCATTCACCTTCCAGCAGCCGTTTGCGCCGCGAACCAGTCAGCCGCTCTAGCGTTTCCATCGTCCGGTGGCCTTGCTCGGTCAGCACGCCAGAGCCATCAAATAATGCCGGATTGTCCTTATGGTATGACTGCAACAGAACCAGACTGCCAACTTTGGCGCGCTCTCGAATCCAATGCCGACTGCTTGATGGATTGCAATCGCCGCAGGTGAATGGATGCGCGATATTGCCGGCCCGACCTGTCGTGCGCGTCGTGATAGTCTCCCAGTCCTCTAGTTTCCCTTCTTCGGCTTGGTTGAAGAACACGAAGTCGCGTTCGCCAGAGAGCACCTTGCCTGGCTTGTCCATGCCACCGATCCATAAGCGCGCACCAGATGGGTAATCAAACCATTCTGGTTTCTCGCCACCATAGATCGCGATGCCATCGCTGGGCGAGATTATTTTCTTTTGAAAGGTCTGTAGTACCGTTCCGTAAACGTCTGCCAATTGCTTGCGAACTATCGCGCCCTGGGCTGGCTGTTTCATGCATATCTGGTGTATCCGCCATAGAACCGCAAAAGTCTTGCCAGTTTCACTAGGCCCGCTGATTATCCACTCTGGCACATCAAGCGATTGCAGTTCCTGTGCTGCGCCTCGAAACTCAAGCAGTCGCTTCTCCGTCTCCGCCTGCCCACCCGCGTTCAGCCGACGACGACGCTCAATCTCCGCCGCTGCCCGAAAGGATAACGGAACGCGGATCTTCGTCATTTCTAAGTCTTTCCAGTTGTTCAAGCGTCAATTTAGTCAAGTCAATGCTAAGCAGCCAACGGTCTATCGGCTCTGTGCGCTCCATGATCTCGCGGAACAGCGCGGGCGAGTCGGGCGCGTTCATATACGCCATGAACGCCACGAGCAGCTTGCGGTACTGCGTGATGCCGTGTTCTTTGCACCATTCGCGGGTGATACCAGCCTCGGCCAGCGTCGCCCAGTTGCTTTCCGTCAAGTCGAGCGAGCCAACCGCGTCAAGGATTTCGCGCCAGGAGTTGCCAGTGCCGCCAGCCGCATTGTGATTGCGGCGTTTCAATCCCTTTGCGCGTCCTTTTTGCAGATTTTCGAGTGATTTGGGATTGCTCCCGCGATTATCTTTTCCCATTGTTTACAATCGGCTGCATTACATAACAAAATAATTACACTTTGTTGACACTAGACCAGATCCGTGATATTATATCGGCAAACTCAACTATCACCCACATGCTCAGGCCATCAATTGGCGCGAATATGGTCGAGCTACTATTCAATTATTAGAGTCATTTGGCTATCGTCGCCAAACAAATCCTGATGCGGTCAAGTCGGCTAATTCGATTGACCGGCAATACTACATCAAGCGAGACTTGGCGGCATATCTGGAAAAGCCCTAGACCATCTGTCCAATATCACAGCACAATTCTCTGGCAAAATTTCTGCGCCGCAGTATTGACGATTCAAGTTTTGAGCCGAAATCAAAAAACTCCCACTGCCCGCAAATAAATCCCCCATAGTTTCACCTTCGCCACTATAAAGCGCAACGATATAATCAGTAAGCGGAATAGGTTTTTGATGCTTGTATTCACGCCCTGCTAAATGGTCTTGAATTTTGACAACTTGCGTCGGCCATTCATAATGTTCTATACCATACTTATCTAAAATTGATAGGCCCTGCGATTCATACCAATGGTGTTCACCGAACAATAGCACCATGCAGCATCCTGATACCGGATTATGCCCGCGCCCGCCAAAACGATTCATACCAGCATCCCAAATCCACCAATGCCAAAAGTCACCCCGAACAGCAAGCGGCATACATTTTTCAAGCCCCATCAAAATAGCAGTTTCCCAAATGGCCCAACTCACAGCGGTTTGTTGCTGGTCTGTTCCCCAATCAAATGGCGGATCAAATATAGCAAGATTACATTTTATCTTCGCCTCACTAGCAGGCCCACAATATAGAGTATGTTCGCCGAGTTTCCATGTCTGTCCCAGTGATGTTCGCCATTTCTCTTGCAGTTCCGCCGCCCTATCCATCTGCGGTTCCGCATCATGCGCCCCGTTCCCATTACCCCGCAGCAAATCCCGAAGCGCCTTCTCCTCCTGCGCAATCGCCGCCGCCACGGGGTCGTTTGCAAGAGCGGCGCGAAGTCGGTTGGCATCGTAGTCAAAAGCAGAAGTGTCCGCGACTAGATTGTCAAGCGCCGCGATTTGCCGCGCCTGTGGCGAGTCCGGCGCAACGTCCACGCGCTTCACGGCCACAAGCTCATCGCCCGTCGTCTCGACAATCTTGACCTTGCCGCCCATCGCCTCCCATTGCTCGGCCACGCCATTGCCGGCTAGGACATTCTCGCCAGAATCAAGCACAATGCTCCGCGCGGCTTTGGCTGCCTCAAGAGAAGCGCGAATGGCTTTCTTGTTGCGCTCCGAGTGCTTGCGAGCATTGTTTCTGTCAAGTTTTATGCCCATCGCCCTCAACCATCGTCATCTCGCCGCCCGCACCGAGCAGCGTGATTCGCGCCGAGTCGTCATCGCCCTGCGGTAACGGCCCCCATAGTTGCCATAGCAAACTATGCAGCCAAGTGACGAAGCGGCGCCAGTTCATCCTGCAATTCCTATAATATGCAACATGCCAGCGTCATTAAATTTCCACAATTGATATAGGATCGCTGCCAGTTGTCGGGCATCATTTACATCAATTGGAATTCCATAGAATCGTCCGCCATTAAGTTCATGTTGTGCTTGTTCATAAAGCGATTCAATTCTGTCATCAAATATTTTCTTGTGATAATCCGCAAGAATATTAACCGCATCTTTGTTCATATAATCAAGTTACCTCGTGTATTGTCCATTCGTCATGCCATGCGAACTGGCGCATATGAAATGTCATCCGCCGCCGCCGATTCCATCGTCATCACTTCCCAGCTCGCACGCCTTCAGCTTCGCCTCAAGCGTCGCAATTTGCGCGTTGGCCCGCTCCAATAGGCCCATCATATGGTCGCAACTCGCCTCAAGCGACATGATATATGAACGAATCAGATTCGCAGTGTCCGCAGACATCAACGACTCGACTTGAGTAAGTGCCTTGAATATATCTATGCGGCTAATGGTTGTGGGTCTGGCCATTTAAGCACCCGCCGCTGAATAAATCACCGCCCGCCACAGCGCATATTTTAGAGTCTTGCCATAGCGCGGACACAACCGAATCAAGTTGCCCTCGTCTGGACGCGGCCACGGATCCATGATGTCGGCATTCGCGTTGTTTTCGTCAATGGCGAGTAGGCGAACATAATGCTGGTCCACCTTGCGAGTTGCCAAGTCAATGTCAACTTTGACGATGATGTGATAACCGTTCCGCATAAACGAGCGCAGGAATGCAATTTCTTCATCGGTCGGATGCCCGACAGAGTATTCAATGTCATTGACAACTTTCGCGCCTAACTTTTCAATGCTGGCCCAAACAAACTCGTTGCCGCTGGCATAACCGCCATTTGCGACAAGCCAGTCATTGAATGCAGCGGGAGTCGTCTCATACCCGATGTCGCACAACATACTTGCAATGGACGTTATCAAGCAGCCAGCCAAGCCGATGGTTTGGTTTGACGTTCCCAACCGCGCGGCATACCAGCGCGGGTCACGCATCGAGAACGGCCTCGGCCTGATTGTTTGTGCTTCCCGCAAGACTCGTATCCATGCCTGTATTTCACTATGCAGATGACTCATAGTAGTCAAGGCATTTAATACTTGATTATTAAGGATTTCTGCATCATCTAATCCTACTGGCATTATTTACCTTTCAAAATACCTAGAAATTCCATGACATCATACTGAGAACGAAGCACAGGTATTCCAAGTTTCTCGGCTTCGTCAACTTCAATTTTCGCGCCCTTGCTGGCAATACTATTTTCAATCGCCCATACTGCATCACATCGGCGCAGAATTTCTATGTCGCCCCGAAGCCAAACATCATCAACAAGTCCATGCGCTCCGCCAAAGCCAGCCGTGTTTTTATGCGGACAAATCGCCACTCCGCCAAACTGCCATACAAGTAGAGCGGCTCGCTCGGCCTCGCGTATGTTCATTCTGACATAAAATTCACCGCGTTCATCGCGGTATTTACCAGCGATATAAATGATTTTCATTCTAATCTGGCAATGCCGCCATCGTCTCTTGGCAAAGCAGACGAATGTCGGCAATCTGTTGCTTGGCATTCTGAAGCGCGGCAATCAAAGATTCGCGCGTGTCGTTGAGATGCGGCCCGCCAAACAGTGGAATACCCAGACAGATAACCACCATTTCATCAGCATCTTCTTTGCTGAGTTCTGACAGCCGCTTGAGTTCAATCTCAACAATGCTATCTACTTTGTCAAACAGTTCCCACCAACCTGCTTTGGTGGCCGCAAAAGCATCAGCAGTTGACATTCTTGCCTTCTTTCAAGAATTCGTAGAATGGCCTCGGCACAACTATGTCTAACTTTTCCGCCATTTCGTTTTTCAATGACACAATCAGTGCCGCTTGCTCTGGCCCCGCCAAATCTATATCAATGCAGGGCAGCATATGTGGATTCGTGGCAATTGCAATAAAGGTAGCCAGTCTATCCAACACAATAAAATCTGGATGGGATGGCAAGATGTGAAGGCACATTAAGCGCCTACCTTAAGCGACTTCCCGCTTGCTCAATCTTTCAAAAACAGAAAAATCGTCTAGCATAATATGCTTATTCAATTGCCCAATGAATGCGTCAGGCGAAATTCCTAAAGCATCAAGCCATTCCAAACCATCGCCATTCAACCAATGCCATGCATCAATAAAGCAAAAATGAACATCCTTACTACATTGACAACCACATGGCAATCCCCGCTTAACATCTTGTACGGCTACTAAAAGCGCAGCCGATATAAGACGATGAACGCCTCCTATATCAAGAGAACATTGAGAATTCTTCATATCAGCACAACTATCGGCATATTGCAAATGCTTTGAGCGAATCGCGGCAATTGCCCGACCACATTGACCGACCCGCCGCCAAAATCATAATCGCCCAATGTGAACCACGCCATACCCAGCACATAGGGATCACTCGCCAATTGCGCCAAATACCATTCCATGTCCGACCAGGGATTACGGCCCCTGTAGCCTTCGGGCCAGTAGCACTCCGTAATGGCAATGTACGGCATCGGATAGCCCAGTGCATCCATTCTCCGCTTGAACATCCGATACCGCAGCGCTGTCCCGTCCTGATACGCTTCTTGGAAAAGCCGCCTATCGCTGTTCACGCTTCCGTCATGCGTGGCAACGATGTGACCACGCTCGGCGGCGAACTTGAACGCCGGTGCGAGAATATCAACCTGCCACTCTTCGGGACAGCCAGACGAAAAGCCGCCAATCGCAATCTTGAATCCACAACTCGTAGCGTATTCCATGCACGCAATAAAGAAATCGCGTTGATTCTCAAACTGCAACTGCGTCGCCCCATTCGGCTCATTGGTGATTTCCAAGAAATCAGTAACACCCATGTCATACTGCCATCTATCCGTAAGCCTATCCATCCAGCTTTTTGCGATGGCTGGCACTTGCGACGGATTCCATTGCCAATCGCCGCTTGGATTATCCTCGTCCTCGTCAAGCGGCCTGCCGCGCCAAATCGTATATGTGTTGCGGCTGACTGACTTAGCCTCAAGTAGTGCCCCGCCATCAAAGAATGCCTTGATGAGTCCGACATCGCGCCCGCAATCGCGGCACTGCTGCAAGAATACGCCATAACCATTGTGGCTTCCGACAACCTCAACGTGCAAGCCCGCCATACTGCGCGGCCTCGGATATACGACAGGTGGCACGGGTGGCGGTGGCGGCGGTGGTGGCGGTGGTGGCGGTGGCGGCGGTGGCGGTAGGGGAGGAGGCCCTGGTTCTTCGCCTTCCAGCACCGTAATCCGCGCCTCGTGATTTGCTACCGCTGTATCAATCGCGTCCAGCCGAGCCAAAATCTCGCTCAGATCCGGCCCAGTCTGCTCGACAAATGGCCTGGACAAGTAGGCGTTCGATGTCTCGAAGCCAAACAGGTTGTCAACCATCACGAAGAATGTAGCGGTCTGCGATTGCGCGGCGAATTCAAGCAGCGGTAAGTCGTAAAACTCGTTGTAAATGTGTATGCCATAGGCCCACTGAACGGCGGCGTCAAACGGGTCAAGCCCGCCATATGGGTCAACACCAATGCGGAAGCGGTAATTTGCAATCTCATCGCCGACGCCCGTTCCCTCAAGCGCGTGGTATAGCCCAATGCCAACTGGATAACTGTAATGTGGGTCAGTCGTGTCCTCGGAACGCCGCGCCCAAGCATGGGCGCGCATTCCCGTAATGTATGTCTTTCCGACTTGCGTCGGAATAGTCTGCATCAGCCACCAGCATAATGTTCCCCACTGCTTGAATCCCGTCATGGCCTGGGCGGGCGGTTCGGTTCGTGGCGGGTCAAGATAAGGTAATATGGCGGCGATTTGAAGGATTTCGGGTTTTAGGCATTTCGCCATCCATGCTCGTGCTCGTGGCCCGCGTGGGTTGTATGTGCCATAAATGGATGCGCCGGATGGATCGCAGCGCCACAGGCTGCCATTGTCAATCCAGCCTACCCGCCAGTTGTTCGGGATGACGAGCGAAACCTGGCCCATTGGCTCGTATGTCCCATCGTTGAATAAGGGATTAGTTAGAAGATTCTCAGACATTTCCAATATTCCCCGCACGTATGGGAGAAACGCTAATATGTTTGAAACATGCGCATTGAATAGCCTTCATTTCTTGCCGCCCGCTTGATTGGCACGCCGCGATGCCGCCTCAATCGCCGCCTCAATCGCCTCGTCAATTTTCGCGCGAAAATCATCGCCGGAAAACACGGGCCACACCACGTGGCCGTCAGCCGTATCGTATCCAACCCACCGCGTCCAGTGCTGCCGCTGCAAAAAGTCCATGCGCGTTTTATCGGTTATATTCGGTTTCATTTGCTTGCCAAAATTCAGCCAACGGAATCCATAAAGTTTGCATCCAATAATAAGTAGGAACAACTGGCGTTCGTTTGCCGCCTACCCAACTATCATTCTCGATCACGCGACTCCATTTCTCATTTAGGTTTATAACATTGGCCGTTACCCAATGTTCAATTTTATTCTCTTTTGTTTCGCGCCCGCCAGCAAGATCATGATTATGAATGGTATACATCACGGTTTGCCGTGTTTCATTTGCAAACCAAATCAGAGCATTGAAACGATAAATCTCAAGCCCAAACATTCCATTATGAGTAGGATTCTTGTGCTTGATTTCGTGATGTTCGCCAGGATATGTCCATATAGTTATATCTGGCAAGGTATAATGATTCCATTTTGGATTGCGGCAATATGCCTGGGCTGATTGTTCGCGCCCTATTTGCGTTGGCGTAAATGCCTTCCCGACTTGTGCGGCCAAGACGCAGAACTGACGCTCCCAATATTGACCGAGTTTTCTATCGCCAGATAGATTCGTGCAATGTGGCCCATTTTGTACGGTTTGTCGCTCAGTCTGTTCAGTTATGATTCCCACTGATAAACCTTATTGCCCACCATCACTCTACCAAAATGAGTAAAGGTTTTGATAAACTTTTCAACGTTGTTGCCAAAGTAGAAAAATGCCGTGCCTTGCTTGCTCTGTCCATCATCAGTCCCATCCTCTAAAATGAATGATAGGCGATCACGCGCAAAACAAACAGCAGGTGCAATGTCCCAAAGTTCCTCGAACCATTTATAACCAAGCGCGGCCTTGACAAGAAGAACTGCCTGGGTAACTTTGCCAGATTCATAATTCTCAATTAATCGGCGTGACCAAATAGCTTGATTACTTTCGCCTTCTGTTTTCGAGTAAGGCGGATTGAGCCAAATTCTACCGCTCCAATCTTGGGTAAGTCCATCATCTTCTTTTGTGTAATATTTCTTTGCGCCGATGTTCTTTTGTGCCTCGCCACAACTCGCTGGGTCAAGGTCTATCTTGCCCATCACGGCCCGTGCAGCATCCGCGTATTCCTTTGGTGTGTAGTATTCTTTTGATTTGTGAGAGAACAGAGTTACATCAACATGATTTGGTGATGGCAAAAGTTTGTTACAAACGTCGCGCCAACTTATCCCTTCGGGCAAGGTAGATAGATCGGGATATTCGCGGGCGAATTTCATTGCTCGTTCTACAGTTCTCTCACT